GCAGGTAACGTACTATCCGCATCGGTTCGGGACGCCAGCAACGCCCCGAACGATTTGGGCCGTTGTCACTCGCAATCAGGTTGCGACGTTTGGGCCGGATGAGCAGATCGTGCCAGAGTTTGAGGTTCGAGTTGCCAACAGTGCAACAACGGGCATCAGCAGCGAAGAACTGAACACCGGCGGCGACATGATCAAGATCGCGGTGCGAATCGGCGAAACAGCAACAAAACGTTCTGTGCAGTTGCTGTCAGAGCATGATGAAGGGATGTTGGTGCTGATATGTCGTTGACACTTCAAACGCCGGTTGTCTCGCGGATCTCGGATGAGATCTTTGCACGACTTCAGGCGTTAGTGTCTGGAAGTGCTGGTGCATATTCGTTTGTCGATGTCGTCAGGCCGACAAAGCTGGCGACATACACGCCACAACATGGTTTGATTGTTTTGACTCGCGGAGAAGTTGTGAGGGTTCCAGATATTGACTGTCCGGGAAATCCTCCGGCTGTCGGTTATCAGCAGACGTTTTTAATTCGCGTTCACATTGCACCAAGCGAGAAGGACACAACGCCAGTCGAGGTATACGAAGATGTCATGGAAGCAGAGATTCACAAAGCAATTGTGAACGATCCAGCAACGTGGCATACGTTTGGAGAGCTTGCAATTCTTGCAGATCTCGGAGCACAGCAGACCGCAACATCAGACGGAGGATATGACGGCATTGCCATTCCGCTGATGGTGACATATCGAGTGACGGAAGGTGATTTATACGCGGTGCGAGCATGATAGCCATTGACATCGACGCAAAGCAGTTAACGCGGTTGCGTGAGTCGGTTGGCAAGGCCAAAAAGAAATTCGGTCGAGAACTGGCGGCGGCCATCAATGCCACTGCAAAGAAAACAAAACTGGACATCGGGCGAGACGTTCGGAGTGTCATTGCCATCAAGAAAAAAGAGTCTGAAGCCCCGCTAAAGATTCAGGCGAAAGCCACAGCGGACCAGCCAAAGACGACGGTCAGCATTGCGAAAACAAGGCGACTCGGACTCAGACACTTCGGAGCACGGCAGGACAAAAAAGGCGTCTCGTTCAAGATCTCAAAACAAGGTGGACGGAATCGAGTCGAGGGAGCATTTCAAGGCCCGAAACCGGGCGTGATGAATGTGAAGTGGCGTGGCAATGCGTTCCGCAGGGTCGGCAAGGAGCGGCTGCCAATCATTCATATTCGAGGCGTCTCGGCGTTCGGGGCATACGTCAAGAACAAGTTCACGAAGCCGCAAATCAAGCGAATCAATGACGAGATGCGGAAGCAGATGGAACGACGGATCAAACTCAACATTCTTCGGGCTGAAGGGCTCGTGTCGAAATAGGAAAACACAATGCCACTGCTCAGACGCAAAGCCGTATTTGCTGCCAAGGTTGAGGCGACTGTTGGGACTGCTGAATCACTCACTGGAACAGAAGCCGCGTTCAATGCAGAAGGCTTTGACATCCAGCCGAGCGTTGCGGTCACGCGACGCGAAGGTCAGGGCGGGTTCAATTATCTGCCGGGCATCCCCGAAGGAATGCAGGGCACATGCACGGTTCGTTTTGGCATGAGCTACAACGGAACCGACATTCCGTCATGGGCATCCGTGTTGCTGCCAGCCTGCGGTTGGGTTGAAACAGCGGGTGTGTTCTCTCCAGTAACAGCGGGGCCAAGTGCGGCGGGAACAGTCAAGACGCTCACAATCGGCCACTACAAGGACGGAAAGCGTCAACTGCTGTCGGGCGCAATGGGAACATGGAAGATCATTGCAGAGACCGGAAAAGCGGCGATGATTGAATTCACGTTCACTGGCAAATACTCCAGCAACGAAACCGACACAGCGATTCTGTCTCCGACATATCCGAGCGTTCTTCCGTTGCGAGTTGCAGCTGGTGCGTTGACATGGAACTCAGTTGCACTCTGTACCAGTTCAGTCGAGATTGACGCTGGAAACGCGGTCATCATGCGGGAATGTGTGAACGCATCCGATCGCAGCGGGTACGTGTCTGCCATTGTCACGAATCGTGCCCCGGTCATTACGGCAGATCCAGAGTCGGTGCTCGTGGCAACACAAGATCGCGATGCCAAGTGGCTCACCAGTACCCCAGAAGCGTTCTCGTTGCAAATCGGAGCGTCTGGAACATCGATCACGATTGCAGCCCCAGAGGCTCAATTGGAGAACAAGCAGCAGGGCAATCGAAGCGACATGCTGACCGACGATCTAACCTGGCTGTGTACTGCTGGCAGTTCTGCAGATACCGAACTCACCATCACTTTTGATTGATCCATATGCCTCGAAGTCTCGACCCAAAATCAAAGCTGACACTCGTTCTTGCCTGCGATGTAGACAAGAACCCGCAACCGAAGATTTTCGCAAAAACGCCAACACTTAATCAGCAGCGTCGGCTTGTTTCATTGCTGGAATCTTTGCGAAGCGGAAAGGTTGCAGAGAGCATGGACGCACTGCTTGACGCGGCTGCGGAGTGCTTCACTGGCTGGGAAAACATTCCATTCGAATTCAGCCGCGATGCAATTGGCGATGTATTGACAATGGACGAACTGGTTGAGGCATTCAGCTTTATTGCGACGGCGTCAATGTCGACTCCCGACGATAAAAAAAAATCCGAGTCGCAGCCCTCGTGCGATGCGGTGAACTCTGCAAATCCTGTGTCGGTAGATGCCGGGAAATTGTAACGCCGGAACAGCCTGCAGAGATCGAGTGTCCAGAATGTGGCGGTGAAGGGAAAGACTGTAAGCACTGCAATGACGGATGGTTTGAGGTCAAACAATGCCCCATGAAATTCATCGGGCCAGAACTAAACAGTGACATTCAGATTGTGACAGCCAGCGAGCATCATCTTCCGGTCGTCGGTGGAATTCTCGATCAGTCGGCGTGGTGGTTTGAACTCAGAAGCATCCTGCGAAGCGAAGAGTATCGAGTCGAAAGCGAACGAGACAAAAGGCGGAACCTGTGAGCAACGGAATTGATTTTGTCATCGGCGGAAAGAATCAGGCACAGCCTGCAATGACCGCTGTCGAAAAATCGCTCCAGCGTCTTGAGCAAAAGACAGATTCCGTTGGCAAGTCTACTCAGCGTCTCGCAGCCGTCACTGGAGCACTGACGACGGTGTATGTCGCCGTAAAGGCAGCACTGGCGGCATTGGGCGGGCTCAACCGAATCAACGCAGCCTATGACGCACAGACAGAGTCAGTCAAGAGGCTGAACTCCGCGTTGCAGATTCGCGGAGCAGCCGAAGCATCAAAGGGAATGCAGGAGGTCGCCAAGTCGATCGAAAAAATGACCGGCGTTTCTGACAATGCGGCCCTTGCACTGATGCAGCAGGCGTCAGGGATGGGGTTTGCAACCGGCAAAATGGATGATGCAGCCAAGGCCGCTATCGGGCTCGGCAACGCAATGGGCAAAGATGCAGCCGCGTCAATGGGCGATCTGAAAGCAGCCCTTGAAGGAAACTTCGATGCTTTCTATGCCGTGAATCCGCAGATCATGTACATGCGGACGAATCAGGAACGATTGGCGGCCGTTATGGCGATTGCCAATCAGGGGTTGGCACAGCAAGCCGCAGACATGGGCACCGTTGCAGGTTCCGGCCGTCGTGCCGACTCTGCAATGTCAACGCTGATGGAATCGATCGGAAAAATTATCGCCCCGATTCGGGTGCTGATCAATGCAGGTCTTCAGCAACTGGCGACGTCGCTCGATTCGTTGCTTGTTCCGGCAGTCGATTACGCCACGAAGATTTTGGAGAACATCGGCCCGGTGATGGATTGGGTGAAAGAAAAGATCGTTGCGGCAATCAATGTGATTGTGGGTGCGTTTACCTTTATGGAGGTCATCGTCACGAATCTTGGAAGCGTTTGGGAGATCGCAAAGTCGGCGGCCGAACTGGCGATGATCGCTATTTCGGAAGTGGTCATGCACGCTTTCACAGAAACGATTCCGGCCTATGTCGTTTGGTTCGGTGAGAACTTCATCAACCTGATTCAGGACGCATTCAACGGCGTGATCGCGATTATCACAAACGCTGGGCGAATCATCGGCGAAACTGTGTATCAGATCTTTGCGTTCATTGCGTCCGGAGGTAAAGGCGGAATCGATGGGCTGATGAAAGGGCTGGGGGAGGCGGCAAGTATCAGCCTGCTCGATGGTTTCAAATCTCAACTGACATCACTGCCAGAGATCGCAGAACGCCAGTTGACTCAGCGGGAAAAAGATCTGGCTGAAAAAATCGGGGCTGTAGGCGGTCGTCTCGGTGAAGAGTTTTCAAACAAGATGCGCGACAGAATGCTGGGCGTCGGCTCAACACTGTCCACCGAGGTGCAGAACGCTGCAAGCAGCATTGACCTGAAAATGAGGCCGTCCGTTCTGATGCAGGGAACGCCGGTCACTGAAGGGCGATTGCTGACTCGCGGGCCGGGAATGAGGCTGCCGGATCAGATGCAGGAAATCATTCGGCTGCTGAAGGATCCGCCACCACCGAAACCGCCAAAGGCAAAAATTCTCGTGCAGCTCGATCGAGATCAAATGAAGGTCTGGGATGACGTTCGCCAGAACACTGCCAACACGATGCAGATGGAGGCAATTGTCTGATGGCAGTTCTTGACGCGACACAAATGTGGAGCCGCGAAGGCGGTTCAGGAACATCCGAAAAATACGACAACTTTGCGACGACATATAGCCACACATCGGCATATTTTGTCACTCATGCTGTCGACGATAATGCAGAAGTCATAAAGGAAACGTCGCTGCTGCCAGCGTACGGATCGCGATACGCCCCAACAGTCGATTCATTCCTTAAAACGAAGTCGGTCGAAAAAGTCGGGCCGATATCGTCAATCGTAACGCTGAATTACGAGGGGCAACGATTCGACGCAACAGTTGACATTGAATGGTCGGACTCAACATCAACAGAACCAATCGACCGCGACTATGACGGAGAGGCGATTGTCACGGCTTGCAAAGAGCAGGTCGAAGGGCTAACGATGGAGATATCAGACCCCGTCGCAGTCATTCGCCGCAAGTTCTTTACCTTCAATGCCTACGCTATTGCAGCCTATCGGCACGCGACGAACTCTGACACGTTTCTCGGATGGCCACCAGGTACAGCGAGAATTGTCGGCTACTCTGCCAAAAATCAATTTAAGTTTGGGTTGCCTCTTGAACAATGGGACGTGACAGCCCGCATTCAGTTTAGATTGCCACTGATGGGTGCGACGTCTGCTCAGGCGTGGTACAAGCGATGGAGGCACGAGGGGCTGTTGATCAACGGTTCTGCAACTCCGGATGCCAGCGTGTTTCCGGTGCGGGCGCGGGATGTAAACGGGCAGGAAGTAACGAAGCCTGTGCTGCTCAAACTGAACGGAACGCAGGAGACAGACCCGAACGCTGCCATCTGGAAATACACGCAGATCTATAACTCATTGCCATATTCAGCATTGGGACTTTTGTAATGGCTAATTCATTTAAGTTCACATCGCAACTGCAGTTTGCTCGTGACAGCGTTGTCGTCGATAATCCGCCGATGAAGGTGGTGGAAAAAACGACGACATCGGAATTGAAAACGCAAAACGTGCAGGTCGTCGGCACGACTCACGAGGTCATTGCAGCTGGCGACGTCACAGACAGTGCAGCCTGCCGAATCGAGAATTTACACGCCACAGCAATTATTTCTGTCGGAGGTGACTCTGGTGGATCTTTTGTGAAATGGTTTGACGTTCCGCCAGGTGAAGTGGCTTACCTTCCTCGCGTCGGAGCACTCGCAACAACGTATCTCGACTCAGACACGGCATCAACTCCGATTCAGGTAACACTGATCAAGGTGGCGTCATAACGTGGAAGCATCAGCAGCGTGGTTCAGTCCGGAGCAAGGTCGCGAACTGTGGCAAGATTACTTGCGACGGAAGCAACTGCCCGCGCAGCAAACGCAGAGCTTTCCGCAACGCAGAACGCTTGATGAGCCGTCTCCGCACCGTGTCTTCGTCTACAACACTGGCAGCGAGGTCATTCCGCCTTATGCCTGCATGAGGGTCACAGGAACGCGAAACATTCACAACGTCACGGCAATTGACGTCGAAAAGCCTACGGTCACAACAGGCGAATTTCTTTTTAATTCTCAGTTTCCGATTGCGGTTCCGTCGTCAACGGACCCCGGAGTAGGATGGGCGTTTCGGTTCGGCGTTGTGATCATGCTTGGAAGTGATCCAAGCGAGCCGGGAGCAGAGTATCTCCCAATCGTGGATTCATGGGAAATTGAAGAAGGCTCAGGGCCGTTCGTCGTTTACGGGCATCATCGGGCCAACGAAACAACAGATGACAGGGCATTGATCGGCCGTTTTGTCGGCAGCGGTTCAGGTGGCAGTCGCTGGGGATTGGTTACAGCGTCGCTCGGATGCGGATGGTATACGGTCGAACTCGGAACGCTGGACGGCATAGAGGAAGCGTCTGGAAGCGGAACAACTTGCGATCCGTGCGGCAATGTCAGTGGGGCAGGGACGTCAGGATGTGAACTGACGTTGGAATATCCTAACCCTCGTGTCACTGGCATTGGAATTTCTGTGACGGCTTACGACCCGACATCCATATTGATTCCGCTGCGTGCGGGATCTGATTGCGTGGTGACGAAAATGCAAGGTTCTGAACCGCCAGCGTCTGGTTCTGGCTCCGGCTCGTCATCGCAGACCTGGTCGGTTCGCGGAATGCAGGAACACATTGTGCAGTATAAGGAACGATGGGACTGCTGTGCCCCCGATGGGCCTCCGGTGCTGGTCGGAAAAACGCCAATTGTTTTTGTCGGAAAAGAATGCGAAGAAATTCTGTGCGAAGAGTGTCCAGATTGAGGGGCTTCCAAAATGGGCGGGCTGTTTGGACCTCCGGAGTATTTGAAGTGCTGTTGCGGTCCAGAGCTTCAGTGTGCGGACTGCAACGACACGTTCCCTTCAGAAGTTGCTGTGCTCATACCATCGCTTGGAATATCCGATACGGCTCTGTTGACGTTTTCCGGTGATAATGCCTTTTTGTATCAGTGGGAGGGCGGGAATGGTGTGTATTCGTGGCAGGCAGACTTTGCCTGCACAAACTTAAACTTTGGGATTTCTCGTGGTGATGGAACGTATATTTGCGTTGCCGACAACGGGCCGCCCACTACAGTCAGAATTCAAATCGTCAGTTGCTTTCCAAATCCACTGAATCTGGCCAGTGTAAGTTTGCTGGCTCATCCATCGTTCGCACAATGCAAACGCTTCCGGCCTGTCTCCCGTCGGCGTAATGACAGTTATCGGTGGTGCCGTCCATGGCCCTCCTTGCGTCCAGTCTTTCGCCACGCGGTTTCTAGTGAGCTGTCTGTCAGCATAGATCGCAGCAGTGTCGCCGGTATGCTGCACAAGTGACGGATTGTGCGTCAGGACTGGAATATCTTTTTCTGCACACGCGCGGTGAATCAGTTGATCGACGCAATCATGCTTTGGCCAGTTAGCCCATTGCGAGGACTGAGTGATTGACTGCAGTGTCGATCGACGCATCAGGAGCGCCAGTGAGCCAATTAACGGAAGGCGGATTTTCGCCCATTTGTCTGTGCTCTGCTGACGTGTTCCGGACGTGTAGAGCGAAAGAACCTCATTGGTCAAATTGAACTGCCGGACGTAGTCTGCTACGTGTGATGATACCGCTATGTCATCCTCGCAAAGCAGCAGCCATTCGGCGTTTGTCGTTGCAAGCAAGTCGAGGCACATGGCTTTGAAGGAACCAATCGGCCCCTTCTTAATCGGCCAAATGACATTGCCATCGACACACGCGTCCGGCTCGCAGTATGTCTTTGCGTCCGTGAATCCGGCAGCCTTGAGACTTGCCAGTGTTTCTTCCCATCGCGGCGTGATGCGTTTTGCGATTCTTACGCCAACCTGAATCGTTGTGACGAACTTCAGCGGATACGAGATCGGGGCAGATACTGGAGTAGGCCGTGGAACCACATGAGCAATTAAATCGGAAATTGCTTCACGTCGACGAGTATTCTTTTCTCGCCACCACGACGGCCAGGGAAATTCCGCAGAGAGATGGCTTACGATTGCTGCATGGTCGTGCTTTGTCGTTTGGTTCAGAGACTGCATGTAGCCGAGGCATGTCGCACATGAGACTTTTATGTTGACGGCCTTTTCGATGGCTGCCTTTATCTCGTCTCCGACTGTTGACACGTTTGGTGAAATGTTTTTGCGGCTTCTGATTCCAATCCTTTTATCAAAGATTGGCACAATTTCTCCTGCATTCACGGCTTGCACTAAACGCCGCGCCGCATCGAGCATGTCATTGCTCATCTAACATTTCCATTCTCGCTTTTTCAACCTGCCACTCAGCGGATTTCTTTTCGATATCTTTTTCAATTTCCTGAGTGAAATACAACTCCATTGCTTCCTGAAAGCAGTGGACC